GGTGAGTTTGCAGGACAATACATAGCAGCGGCACTTTTAAGTGCAAAAACTTTGGATAACAAATACGTTGAAATTCACCCTAACGTGAAGTACAAGGAAGTTATCCAAAAATTAGATGTATCAGGTATCGTACAAGATGCATCTTGTGATTTCGTAACTTCAGGTAGTGTTGCATTATCTGAAAGAATTTTAGAACCAAAAGAATTACAAGTTAACTTGGAATTATGTAAGCAAGAATTTGTTGATAGCTGGATGGCGATGCAATTGGGCTTTAGCGCATTTGATACTATCCCTGCATCTTTCAACGATTACTTAATCTCTTACGTTGGTGGTAAAGTTGCTGAAGTAACTGAACAAAACATTTGGGCAGGTACAAACGTTAACGGACAATTCGCAGGATTCCAAACTTTACTTTCTGCTTCAGTAGCAGCAGGTGGTGCAGGAGCAGTATTACCAGCAAAGAGTGGTTCAGTAATCATCTCTGGCTCTGTAACTTCTGCAAACGTAATCTCTATATTCAATTCAGTAGTAGATACTATTCCTGATACTGTATATGGTAAAGAAGATTTATTACTTTATGTAGGTACAGGTGTAGCTAAGGCTTACCAAACTGCATTAGGTGGTGGAGCAGTAGGTGCAAACGGATACAACAACCAATTGACTGTAGGTGAAAAACCATACAACTTCAATGGTATTGATATCGTAATGTGTCCAGGTATGAGTGCAAACAAAATCGTAGCAGCTCAAAAATCAAACTTATTCTTCGGTACAGGTTTATTATCTGACTACAATGAAGTTAAGGTATTAGACATGAGCAACATCGACGGTTCACAAAATTATCGTATTGTAATGAGATTTACATCTGGTGTACAATTCGGTATCGGTAGTGACATCGTTTACTACGGAGCTTACTAATTATCATTCACAAATTAAAACTTAATCATTATGTCTTGTAACTTATCAGCTGGAAGAAATGAAGTATGTAAAGATAGTATCGGTGGCTTAGCCGGCGTTTACTTCTTGAACTATACGACAGGTTCTTTCACTAAAAACGGAAATGGTGAAGTTACTGCATTCCCTTCAGGAAGTACAGTATACTATTACCAATTAAAAGGAACAAGTGCATATACTGAAACAGTTAACACTTCTCGTGAAAATGGTACAACTTTCTTCTCACAAGAATTAGTTCTTAACTTGAAGAAATTGACTAACGAAATGACGACTCAATTAAAGCTTATGGCTTACGGACGTCCTCAAATCGTTGTTCACACAATGAACGGAGAGGCTTTATTAGTGGGTGAAAATGAAGGTGCAGATGTAACTGCAGGTACAATTCAAACTGGAGCAGCAATGGGTGACCTTTTTGGTTATTCAGTAACGTTCACAGGACAAGAACAATTACCGGCATCATTCATCAGCGGCTCTACAATAACAAATCCATTCGCAGGATTAGCAGCTGGTAACCCAGTTGTTGTCTACGGAACTAATAGCTAATCAGTATAGCATTCCAAAAATACTAAACCCTACTCTTAATTGAGTGGGGTTTTTTTATTTACCTACTATTTTTGGTTTTGACAGTGTTAAATACATAAGAACATAAACTATTACGAGATAATGCTTACCTATTTTATATCTGGCAGTAACGGATACACAATCAGAACAAGTCAAACTACATCTAATGCATTCACAATGTCATTACAAGATATGCTGGCACAAGCTAACACAACTGCTACAATCGTATCTGCATCTTATAACCAATGCGAAAGCATGAGTTCATTTACTGCAAGTATAAGTGGTGCTTATGAAGGACAAGAGTTTAGAGCTACGTTGACAAATGGAACTACTGAATTATGGAATGGAAGTGTTCAGGTATTTGGTTCACAATCAGTATCTAAGCCTGAATACATCAACCAAATCCCATTAAATAGTGGGTCAATCTCAGCGGATAGCAGTAACGAATATATTATAATGAACTAATATGAAGAAAGAAGTAAATTTCAATGTTTTCAATGTGAGTGGTAACAACTCTTTACCCGTAGTTACCGAAGATACACGTACAAGATATGGATGGATTCCATTTGGTGTACACGGTCACGATGATTTCTTTGATGCAGTTAACGTTGCATACAATCAATCAACAACCAATGCAGCCTGTATAGAAGGGATTGCAGATTTAATATTTGGTAAGGGTGTGTACTCTAAAAGACCAGAGTTTGATACAACACTACAAAAGATACTACCGCAAGAGGATGTTAAGAGGGCAGCATTCGATTTAAAACTATTTGGTAATGCCGCATTCCAAGTCTATTGGAACGATGAGCATACGAAGATAATTAAGTTTTATCACATACCCGTACAAACACTTCGTGCTGAAAAGATATATGATAATCCAAAGATTGAGAACTACTACTATTGTGTAGATTGGAATGACCAAAGAAAGATTAGAGATAAGAAGAAGATTCCTGCGTTTGAAACATCAAATGAGAAAATGGAAATCCTTTATGTTAAGAACTATACTCCTAATCTATATTACTATTCACTTCCTGATTGGATTTCTGCATTGCAGTATTCTATTGTAGAAGCTGAATTAAGTAACTTACACACAAACAATATCTTAAATGGTTTCTTACCAATGGTGATGCTGAATATGAATAGTGGTATTCCAGCGCCTGAAGAAAGACAAACTATTGAAGATTTATTATACGCTAAGTTTACAGGTACAAATAATGCCGGTAAATTTATGTTATCATTCAATGATGACCCTGCTACTAAACCTACAATTGATATAATTCAAATTGATAATCTACATGAGAAGTTTAGTTATGTAGCAGAATACGCACAAGATAGAATCCTTGTAGCACATAGAGTAACATCACCTTTATTATTTGGTATTCGTACTGCTAATAACGGATTCTCTTCTCAATCAGAAGAAATGAAAACTGCATTCTCTATTTTACAAACAATGACAATCGCACCATTCCAAAATGTAATTCTAAACACATTGGATTACGCATTAACAAATGGTGGATGGGAAGATGCACAATTATACTTCGAACAATTAACTCCATTGACTATATTAGCACAACAGGCAGAAGAAACAGGTCAAACTATACAACAAATTGAAGATGATACAAACGATGCTATGGAAAATCCTGCAACAACCGATGAAGCAGGGGATGCAGACCCGCAAGATTTAGCACCTGATGAACCAATTGAAAGATTTGAGTACGGATTAAGTGGAGCATTTTTTAACAAAGAATATACAACTGAAAAATTATAAGATATGGCTACCGCATTATTCATAACGAGAAACGATATAATTAAAAACACTCCATTACAGGGAGCCATTGATGCAGATGCATTACTTCCATTTATGTACACCGCACAGGTTAAGTATTTGAAGAATCTTTTGGGAACTGTATTATACGATTATTTAAGTGCACAAATCGAAACACAAACTCCATTTACAGGAGCATATTTAGATTTGATGACAGACCACGTTAAGCCAACCCTTATTTGGTATGCTTGTGTGGAATATATTCCTTTCAGTTCAGTACAATTCAAATCTAATGGCGCTGTGAAGCAACAAAGTGAGCAAGGCGTCGCTCCAAGCAAATCAGAGATAGATTACCTTCAAGCGCAAGCAAGAACGAATGCTGACTACTATGCGTTGAGATTACAAAACTATTTGATTTCATACTCAAACCAAATTCCACAATATTTGCAATCAGTAGGAAACCAAACACAAATATATCCAGACCAAACGAATCAATTTTTTGGTGGTATTCAATTATAATAGACTATGAGCTACTTACAATATAATCAGGGAGCAAACTATACATTGTATTACAATGCATTAGATTACTTTGAAACAATAATGACTAATCATCCTTCTATTGCAAAAGTAACAACTGGCGGTATAGAAGAGGTAGATGCTAGAGAGTTTTCTATGTATCCATTGGGTAATATCAATATATTGAGTAGTACTGTATCCAATTCTACAACTCGTCACGAAATACAATTAGTAATTGCTGACAAGATTAAGAATAAAGATAACGAATCTAATCCTATTACAAATGAACAAACGATTCCGTTTTATGGAGTTGATGATACAATTGATATTCTTGCTAACTCTTTGGCAATTATCAATGACCTTACTTCTTTTACACAATATTCAGTAGCGGCATTTGATATCGATGGAGATATAGTTTGTGAACCATTTATGGATAGGTTTAATAATGGATTAGCAGGACATGTAGCTACATTTACTTTGGTAACACATAATGATAGACCTCGTTGTTTATGGGATTTGTTACCATCTGGCTCATATCCTAATCCTGTTTGTTAATGGCTAAATCTAAAGTACAATTACCAATAAAAAATGTTGCAAAGCAGATACGAAATGTAGCATCTGCATTAGCACCACGCAAAACGGGCAACCTTCGTAATGTATTACGTTCGTATAATACGCCTGATAGAATGGTTAAATTTGATGATAAAGGTGGAGCAAATATTACGTTTTACTTCGCACCTCCTGGCGCTACTTATGGCAAGTATTGGAATAACCCATACGGAAGAGGTACGGGTACAACTGCAACAATTAAAAAGAGATATCCTCAACACTTTGATTATGCTGATAAGGCATATAAAGACCCGAGTGTTAAAAAATTAATTAAAGATTATACAAAAGCATTGGGGCAACAAATCGCAACCGATTTAAGAGAAGCAGTGAGAAGTAAATAACCATCACTTACTTTTTTAAAATTAGTGGTTAAAATAGTAAACAATATCGATGGCTTTAAGTATAGTTCAAACACCCGCAACTGCATCGTTGGCACAATCGCCAATTATATTTTCTATAAATGAAAGTACAACTGCTCTTGTCCTACAAGATGGGTTTCAATATATATGCGATTTGTACTACTGGCAAGGAGCAATAAATAATTCAGGCTCTGCTGGCGATTACACTTTAGCCAAATATCCTAACACATCATTGAATGGTATTTTTGATTTAAATAGAATAATCAATTCTACTTTAACTTCTTTAGCACAAGCTAATCAATCTAATGTAGTATATTTCGCAGGTGATTTCTATACACAATATCTTACAGGTAGTGTATATGTGACTGGTTCACACGTTCGTTCACAAACTTATAAAGCATTAGATGGATATGGTATATTCCAAGAACCAATTGGACAACCAATCTATGATAAAACTCCACATTGGCCTTTAATGACTGATGGACCGGCAACACAATCTGCATTCATTACAAATGAAGGTACAGCAGGTATATTCACAGGTACGACTGGAGGAGGAACACAACCTACACAGGTTTTTTATAGGTCATCCACAGGAGCAACCGGTACTTATAATGTAAGTGGTAATACTACTACATCAGGTCAAATTTCACAATATCCAATAGGACCAGCTCAAAGTGGATTTCCACTTTCTACAACGGGAATGGAATGGTTTTCAGTTGAACCAACTGATGGATTTATAACTGTTGGTACACCTATACGATACAATATTGTTTGTACTCAAAAATATCCAAACATTCGTATCAAATGGAAAAATAGATACGGACAATTTGATTGGTTTAATTTCAATATGGTAAATAGACAAGGATTCAATACCGTAAGAAAAACCTACCAACCACAATTAGGTTCATGGCAAGCAGCTACTCTATCGTATAATAATTATGATAGTTCAACGTTGAATTACATTTCAGACTCATCACAAACTCTTTCAGTTCAAACCGACTGGGTTAGTGAAGATTATAATAATATATTTAAACAGCTATTAGTAACAGATGAAGCATATTGGATATATGATGAAGCAACTGGCGATTTAAGACCTATTACTATATCAACCGATTCGATTACATTTAAAACAGGTGTAAATGATAAGGTAATACAATACGGATTTGATTTCAATTGGGGACAAGATTATAAATTAATTATATAATGGGAGTTACGAGTACACAAGGATTTAGTTTTAAATTAGTAGCAAACGGAACTGAATTAGACTTATTTGCGGATGAAGATATATTAGTATCGGATAACGTAACAGGTCTATTTGATATCGGTGTGTTACCATCTGACTTTACTCGTCAAATTACAGTGCCTGGTACAAAAGTAAACAACGCTTTCTTTGAGCACGTTTATGATATATCAGTTATTAACCCATACCTTTTTGCAACGAATGTTAAAGTTCCTTGCTATTTGGATTTCGATGGTATCTATTTATCTAATGGATACTTACAATTAAATAAAGTAAATATTCTTGCTAATAAATTCATTGAGAGTTATGAGATAACTTTATATGGTGGGTTATCATCATTTGCAAGAGATGTCAATAAAAAGTTCTTAACTGATTTAACTTCACTTCAAAAGTATAACCACACCGCATCTTATGATAATATAACGGCAAGTTGGAGTGGTAACCTTTTTAGTGGAAGTATAGTGTATCCATTAGCAGATTATGGTAGTGGGTATCAATATACGCAAGGTCAGTATCAAACATTTGGAATAAACACCACCGATGGTGCTTTATCTACACAAAACTTTAAACCTGCAATTAGAGCTAAGGCAGTATTAGATGCAATATTTGAAGATGCAGGATATACATACACATCATCATTTTTAGGTTCAGGCGTATTGGATGATGTATATTTGAATTGTAACCATTCACTTAAATATCCTGAATTTGCAGGCGTTGATTTAGAAGGATATGGTAAAATAAAAGTAGGAGCAATTTCGGGTAGTACTGATACATTGTTACCATCAAACACTTTTGTTACTTTACCTTTTTATAATGAATTTTCTGATGTACAAAACTTTTATCAGAATGGTGCATATAGAGTAGATAAATCAACTAACTTACAAGGTGTTTTAAACCTTAATCTAAACGTAAGTTGCTCGGTAAATAATATGCCTGGCACATTTAGTGCAAATGGTACGTTCCAATTACAACTGATTGAAACGGGCAGTTCAACTGCATACTCATTAGGTGCTTTACAATCTTACATTATATTCTTTGACCAACTACAACAAAGTAGAACGGGTGGTATAAACACTACATACGAATTACAAACACAATTTAAGTTGTATGGTATACCCGCTGGTAATTATTACTTTCAGGTAAGACAAAGACCTAATTTTGCATTACCAACGGTACAACCAACGGTAACATTAGACCCGGATGGAACAACTAAATCCTATATAGAAATAACGCAAGTAGACCAAGCAGCTGATGGTAGGATTATGGATATACCATCCAATATGCCATTTGGTACAAATGGAATTAAGCAAATTGATTTTATATTAGGATTGCAAAAGAAATTCAACTTAATCATTTATCCAAATAAGATAAGAGCGAATGAATTTGTAATCGAAACATTTAACGATTGGTATAAAAGAGGTGAGGTAAAAGATTTTAATAGATACATCAATTTAGATAAAACAATATCAGTAACTCCTGCAAACAATCTCGCAGTAAATAAACTTAACTTTGGAGATACATTGGATGGTGATTATATTTCACAACAATTCGTTAAAGGAGCAAATAGAGAATATGGTAAATCATATTATGTAGATACAACAAACTTCTTCTCACAAGGAGAGTTTAATGTTAAAACAACATTTGC